CTAATAAAATTCTATATGAGTGATTATTATTTCACCGTCTTCTTTAGTGAAATTAATATGTTTAATTAGTTCTTGAACAATGCTTCTTTTTTCTTCGTTTGTTAGTACAGACCAATTTTCATTAAACATTTTTACGATCTCTTTAGCACGTTCAATGTCAATTTGTGAATTTTGGGAATCTGAAGAATGAGCTGCAGCAAGTTCATTTTGAGCGCTTTTAAGCGCTTCTTTTGTTTCATACATTAGTTGCTCAAATTCTTCGTCTGTCATTAAATCTAAAGACCAGGCTTTTTGATATTTTTTTCTTTGTTTTTCTAAGTTCAAGATTTTTTGATGAACTTTTTCATAATCATGCTTTTTCTCCTCGGGTATTTTTGGCTCAAGTTTTGGTGTTACATTTTGCATATATTTCACAAGTGCTTTTTGAAATTTTTTCTCACTTCCCATAATAGAAGGTTTCCTATTTTGTGCACAAGTCTGACATCTATAGTTATTAGTTTCTACATATTGTTTGTCTTTTTTTCTGAAATACTTTGATCTTTCACTAGCAAGACGATTTCCACAGCCTGCGCAAACAATTTTAGATTGAAAAATGAATACTGAGTAACTATCTCTTTTTTTTACAATTGATCTTTCTTTAAGAATTTCTTGTATACGATCAAATTCATCTTTTGAAATATACCCCTCATGTGTGTCTTCTATTATTTCATCGCCCCATCGAAAAGAACCGTACAGAATAGGATTTTTTAATAAAGTTAATATTGTTCCTGGATGCCAGCGGTAACCCCTTATGGGTAGGAGTCCTGAATCGTCGAGATAATTAGCTATTTGCCGTGTTGAATATCCTTTTTTCACCTTATCAATTATTTCAAGTAAGATTTCTCCTTGTTCGTGATTTTTGACCAGTGATTTTCCTTCTTTAATAAACCCGAATGGAGCAGGGGCACTAAATTGTCCTTGTCTTGCTTTTTCGTTTTGGCCCATCTTCACTCGTTCGCCTAAATTTTCTCTTTCCCATTGCGCCATTGCAGCAACTAAAGTAATAAATAGTCTGCCAGTTGCAGACCCCGTATCATATACTTCTGTGGCAGAGCGAAAAACCGCATTATATTTATCAAAGTAATCTAATAAAGTATATAAATCACGCACAGAACGTGTTAAACGATCTAACCTATAAACTAGTACAGTATCAATAATCCCTTGTTCTATGTGTCTTAATAATAATTCTAGTGACGGTCTATGCGTATCTTTGGCTGATTTACCTTCATCAACATAAAATTTAAAATTTGCCCAGCCTTGTGATACGCAATAGGCTTTTAATTTTTCTTTTTGGGCAGAAATAGAAAACCCTTCTTTAGCTTGTTCATCGGTTGATACCCTTACATATATACCTACACTTTTGTTACTTGAATCCTCCATTTGAAATTACCTCCATTAAAAATAGAATGTATGTTCGGTTTTTGGGTTAAAAAATTTTAGTTTTTTTGTATGGTAACCATTCTTTAGGTACGTTGTGCATTAAAGCCACATCCGTGAGAGTATAACTTGTGTTTTTGTATTGCTTGAGCAAAGTATCAGGAAGAAGAAGCTCTACGGCAAAAGTGTTTGCTTCAACTTCTATTTTTTCAACAGATAAGAGGGTTTTTTCTCTCATAAAAGGTGTATTAGCATGAGTATGAAGTTGAGCATGACCCAGTTCATGTCCGCATGTAGCTCGTTTTTCATATGGTTTTAAATTTGAGTTAATAAATATATATCTGTTCCTTCTATCGTATTTATAAAACCCTCTTATTTCATGATGTAAATCCCACTCATAAACATGAATATTTAATTGTTCAGCGAGTTCAAATGGGTTGTTGGTTTTATATTTCTTTATTAGGTATTGCACAGCTGACTTAATCAAAGAAGACTGACCCCCTGTTAGTCTTTTTTTCTGTATTTATGTGGAATATATTTTTTGTTTATTCTTTGAGTTTGTCGAACAATATGTTCCATAGCCTCCATTAGTGACTCGATAGCTTCTTCGCTCATAGGTTCACCCGAAAAACTTAATCCATCGGTATTTTCCAGGTCTTTCTTTATAGCCTCCATACGTTTGGCAATATCTTTTTCATCACTTTCATTGTAGTTAGCAGCTTCTTCATGTAATAAGTTTTCTGTTTCTACAATTTCAGAAACATGAATATCTAATGCGTCTGCAATTGTTTTTAATGTTGCAAGGCTCGGGTTGTATCTATTCCTTTCTATATCACCGAGGTAAGAACGGGAAAGGTTAGCCTTATCAGCCAATTGTAATTGGGTTAACTTTCTTTCTTTCCTAAGCATCTTTATTCTTTCTCCAACAGTCATCAAGTCAGTTACCTCCCACACAATACACAGCTTTCATGTACCAACGTTTAATATGAATCTAATTATAATGCCGGAATGTCGGAAATACAATGCTTAAAATGACGGAAATACAAGTAATTTAAAGCAAAATGACGGAAATACAAGGTAAATACTCTTTTTTTCTCGATATTGCTTTTATTTAAACGAATTTGGACTTTTACAAAATGACGTGAATACCATACAATTTGGTCATACCTTAACGGGAGGTGATTACATGCTGGACGGGAAAAAACTTGGAGCGTTAATTCAAAGTAAACGTAAAGAACAACACTTAAAACAAACAGAAATGGCGGAAGCGCTAGGCCTTTCTAGGACTTATCTTTCCGACATTGAAAACGGGAGATACCTTCCAAGTACAAAGACACTTTCGAAAATAGCAATTTTCATAAATTTAGATTTAAACATATTGAAAATGACGGAAATACAAGTGATCGAGGAGGGTGGATATGATAGAGCTACCGGCGCATGTAGAAGCAAGGCTTTATGAAATTTTCATGGAGTTATCGGTTCCGAGAATTCTAAAAAAAGAGGCTTTAGAGAAAGGAGAAAAAAACAATGACAATAGAAAAGGTAATTGAATTAGCCGCCTTTTTCGCTGAATTTGAACAAAAGATGATTCGAAAAAAACGAACTAAAGTAGCCAATTTTTCTAAGAAACAAATGATCAAATGGTGTCATGTTTATTTAAAAATGAAAGGAGCTCAATCATGAACTTGAATCACTTTTTAAAAACTGATCGTGAAAAGGCTGAAAGACTTATTAAATCACTTCACTTTCTTGTTGATGAGTTACTAAGCGATGCTGTCACCGATCAAGATTTTGAAGGATGTATAGAGATTGCAGGATCAATTGTTTCAAATTGCGAGGAACTTAAACGAATGCATCACCCTGAACAAGTTGTGCAGCTGCATGAAGTTGCAATTCAATTTTTAGGTAAAGGTTTAAATGTCTCAACTATAAAGAGGCCGAAAATATGAATATTGAGCATCCTGTCATTACTGAAATACTTCGCATTGGATATCCGAAAGAGTATCAACAGTATGATCAAGAGCATGGCGATGACATTGAGGAAGAAGATGAATAAAAAAAGCCCACACGGCAAATGTGGACTAATAAAACAAAGCAATTCCATTTTAAATGGAAGTATCAACAAAAGCAAATAAAGGAAGGTGCAATATGAATCCTTTGCAAGACTTTGAACTTAATGAAATTAGTGAACAGCCAGGCAACCGTCCACAATTTGAGATTAATGATATGAACAGTCTAAATTGGGCTTTTCGTAAAATTGCTGCTCTCAAGTCACAAGAAAAAGAAATCAAAGCACTGGCAGCTACAGAAAAGCAGCGCATTGAAGAATGGGAAAGCAAGGAACTGAAACCGATTGAAGACAATCTAGCATTCTTTGAAAATTTGGTGGGTGTTTATCATACAAAGCAGCTGCAGGAAGACCCGAAGGCAAAAACTCTATCGACGCCTTACGGGAAATCTAAAAGCCGAGCAATTAAAGAACAACCTAAAGCAGTCGATCAGGATCAACTTCTCGAGCATGTGAAAAAAGCTGGCCTGAATGAACTAATCAAAGAAGACATCAAATGGGGCGAATTCAAAAAATCTTTATCTATTAAAGAAATTGACGGTAAGAAAGTTGTCATTGACGAAAACGGACAAGCCGTCCCAGGGGTAGAGGTAGAGCCTGCCTCAATCAACTTTAAGGTGGAGGTATAAGCTATGTTTCAAGTAACAGACGCACAGCGTCAAAAGGAAAAAGCAATTGTGGGATTTATCGGTCCGAGTGGTTCCGGTAAAACAGCCGGAGCGCTGCTTGTAGCTTACGGAATGATGCGGGAAGCATATCCAAACGCAAGCGATGAGGAAATCTGGTCAAAGATCGGGGTTGTTGATACCGAGCACCGCCGAGCGAAACTATACGCTAATTTACAATTTGATGAAATTCGTATAGGCAGCTTTAAGCATATTGATTTTACGCCGCCTTACACAACAGAACGTTATCAAATGGCCGTTGAGGCAATTAAGAACGCAGGGGCCGAGGTGGTTGTAATTGATTCGCTTTCCCACAACTGGCAGGGGGAAGGTGGAATAGTTGAAACACATGGCAGCATGTCCGGCAACTCTTTTCAGAACTGGGGCAAACTTGCGCCGGAAACAACCAAGCTAATCAAAACTTTGACACAAAATAATGTTCATATCCTGGCAACAATGAGAACAAAAACAGAGTATGTTGTCGAGCCCGATAACAACGGGAAAATGGCCCCTCGTAAGGTTGGGACCAAGCCAGTTCAAAAAGATGAAATGGAATATGAATTTATGCTTAATTTCACTATTAGCATTGATCATATGGCCGAAACGTCTAAGGATAATACACGCATGTTTGAGGGTTCTTCCTTAAAATTAAATCCTGATGTTGGCCGTAAACTTTACAAATGGCTTGAGCTTGGAATTGATGTAAAAGCAGAGGAAGAAACCGAAAGAATCGGCTTAATTACTCATATTAAAACTTTGATTGAAGGTAATGAGAAGGCAGCTCAAATGATTGAAGAATTTCAGATTAAAGCGAATCAGAAATTGGATCAATGGAATGTCAAACTTGCTAAAGCTGCTATTGAGAGATTAAACGACGTTTTTGAAGTCTTGGGAGGTAATCAAGTTGAAAAATGATTCAAAGCTCGAGACGATTCGAGAACGTGCAGACCTATCAGATGTGCCCTGGTTAATTTCAGAGATTGATAGATTGAATAGTGGAATAGATAGCGTAATTTATGATTTGCGAAATGAAGACACTAGCGATCCGTATGTATTGGACCAAGTAATTCAAAATCTTGTAACCGTTCTGAACGGTAAATAAAAAAATTTGGGGGAATTAAATATGTTTACAGTAGATCACAGCAAAGGCGATACATTTGAACCAATTAAACCAGGAGAATATGAAGCAACAGTGATGCATTTTGAAGAAAAAACAGCAGCGTCAGGCAATAAGCGACTTGTCGTAGATTATGAAATTCGTTCAGATGTTGAACAGCCATGTCAGGGACAGAAAATTTTATATGATAACTTCACAGTTACGGAAAATGCTATGTGGAGATTTCACCAGGCATCAAAAGCCGCAGGTTTCCCCAACGGAATGAAATTCAAAGATCATATCGAATGGGCGAATGCTTTCTTAAATAAACCAGTTCGTCTAGTTGTCGGAGAAAGAGAGCATAACGGGAAAACATATCCCGAAGTCAAAGGGTTTAAATTGTCCGAAGCATCGGCCCCTAATGCTGATCCAGTTAATATCAGTGACGACGATGTACCTTTTTGATCATAGAAAACACAATTGAGGGAGTGTATAGCTCCCTCGTCTTTAAAGGGGAGTTATTACATGTACGAATTTAAGAACATACCGCAAGAGCTCAAAAACGCCCCTCAATGGATATTATGGCGTTCCGAAGAACGTGACGGTAAGAAAACAAAAGTGCCGTATCAGATTGACGGTAGCATGGCACAATCGAGTAATAAAAGAACCTGGTCAACATTTCCGACCATTTTAAAATTCTATAATAACCGAGACTATGACGGGATCGGCTTCATGTTTTCGAAAGATGATCCGTTCATTGGCATAGATATTGACCATTGTGTAGAAGATGGGGTTTTGTCGCCATTCGCTCAAGAAATTGTTGATAGTGTAGGCAGCTATACCGAATTTTCGCCAAGTGGAGAAGGTGTCCACATTATTACAAAAGGTAAGATTCCGTTACGGGGCCAGGGCACAGGTAGAAAAAATCCCGAACTCGGATTGGAAGTATATCGACACGGACGCTATTTTACCTTTACAGGAAACAGTCTCGGGATAGGGGCCATAGAAGAACGATCGGACAAGCTCAAGGAGCTCTTTAATAAATATTTGAAGGACAAAAAAGAAGAAACGAAAACATCTAGCCCGTCTGCTGCTTCATCCCGTGATATGAATAATCTTTCTAATAAAGAGATATGGGAAAGGATGTTCAACAGCAAGAACGGAAAGAGCATTCAAGATTTGTTTAATGGTCATTTGATAAACGAGGATCATTCTGCCACAGATATGGCCCTGTGTAATCATTTGGCATTTTGGACCGATAAAGACACTTCAAAAATGGATTCGATGTTCCGTGAAACGGGATTGTATCGGGAGAAGTGGGATCGGCAACACTCATCCGATGGTGCTACATATGGAGAAATGACCATTGCAGCTGCCGTTTATTCTACTCATAAAACAATATCCGATTTGATGGAAGAACAGCAGGATCAGCCTTACGAGGTATATATTTCTCATCCTGATAATTCTCAAGTTGAGGACACCGAAGAAATTATAGATACGCCGCCCGTATTTCATTTGACCGAGTTGGGGAACGCTGAAAGGCTTGTCTATTATCACGGAAAAAATATCCGGTATTGCAATGAGCTTGAATGGTTAATATGGAACGGGAAGATGTGGGAAGAAGACAGTAAACGAAAAATTGAGGCTTTAGCTGCTCAAACATTGCGTGCCATTTATGGTGAAGCAAAAGCAACGGAAGACGGGTACAAAAAAAAGCAGCTGAACGACTGGGCAAAAAAATGCGAGCGCCGCAATATTCGGATGAATACGATTTTAGATACACGGCCGATGGTTGCCGTTAAAAAAGAGGAGCTCGACTCACATAAATATCTCTTTAATTGTGAAAATGGTGTGATTGATTTAAAGACAGGTGAGATATTGCCACATGATCGAGATTTACTCTTTACTAAAATTTCAACAGTGGCTTATCAAAAAGACGCAGAATGTCCAAACTGGAAAGCATTTTTAGAAAGTATTTTCATAGATGAAAACGGGCAGCCGAACTATGAAATTATTAATTTTATGCAAAAGGCCATTGGCTATGCACTAACGGGTGATACGTCTGAACAAGTCATGTTCTTTCTGTTCGGAAACGGCCGTAATGGTAAATCTACATTTATCAATACTGTTCAACAACTACTTGGAGACTATGGGCGGCAAACGAACAGCGATACATTTATCAAAAAGAAAAATGATAGCAGCATTAATAATGACATAGCCCGCCTTGATGGTGCACGCTTTGTGTCGGCTGTAGAGAGTGAAGAAGGCCAGCAACTTTCTGAATCATTAGTGAAGCAGATCACCGGAGGCGAAAAGATGTCCGCCCGTTTCTTGCGCCAGGAGTATTTTGAGTTTACACCGGAATTTAAAGTGTTTTTTACGACAAACCATAAACCAATTGTAAAGGGAAGCGATGAGGGTATATGGCGACGCATTCGATTAGTTCCTTTTACGGTTACGATCCCAAAGGAAAAAGTAGATAAGAAGCTGCCGCAGAAACTAGCTGCAGAAATGCCAGGTATTTTAAGATGGGCCGTTGAGGGTTGTTTGAAATGGCAGAAGGAAGGGCTCAAGGAACCGGAAGTCATAAGGAAAGCAACCGAGGGATACCGAGAAGATATGGACATTCTAGGGCCGTTTCTTGCTGAAAGATGTGTTATTCATCCAACTGCAAAAATCGAGGCAAAAGAAATCTATAAGGAATACAAAGATTGGTGTTATGAAAATGATGATGTTGAATTAAAAAACCGCGCCTTTTATCGTCAATTAGAAATTCGAGGTTTTAAAAAAGGAAAAGGCGCAAAAAATAAGACATTTATTCATGGAATGACATTAATTCAATATGCAGGAGGAAGTTTCTTACAGAGTGACGATGGTCGGGTTACTGAAAGGGTTACTGAATTTACTTCAAAAAGTAACCCAAATAAGGTTACTTCAATCAATAGAAAGAAGCTCTAACCATTGATATATAAGGGTTTTTAATGTTTTACATTTTTTAGGGGTTATTAAGGGTTACTTAATTTCTATGTTCCTCTCACATGAAAATTAATTAATAAAAAAATAATATATATATAAGTATATAGGCTTTAATAGAAAAATAGATAACCTTTGATAACCCAGTAACCCAAAAAAGGCTGAAAGCCTTGATATGATTGAGTTTTTAAAGGGTTACTGAAATTTTAGTTCGATAACCCTTTACTAACCCTTTTTTAAAAGAGGTGGGAAAAATGCACCCGAAACAAATTTGTGCAGACATAGAAATGATGGGCGCTCGTTTGGTTCTCGATGGTAACGATCTTTATATTGAGAATCCCGAAAACGTCTATCAAGAACTTGTGGAATTTGTTCAATCTTACAAGAAACGAATTATTCGATATTTGAAAGGCGAATACTCGGATCATGAACATAATGTGAAACAAACAATAGATAAGATCATTAATTATTACATGGGCCTTGCTCAAGACTTAAATACAAAAATAGATGACTGGTTTAATCATGATTGGGATGCGGCAATAAAAGTCTCGAGATTGCTCGTTTTATTTTGGGAGAACGGATGGAGAGACATAGACACTTCCGTTTCTAATTTTGAAAGTGAGGAAACGGACAAGCTATCTTTAGAAATTTACGAAAGGGCCATGTCTTATTTTAAGGGAGATAAATCATGACTATTATTCACTACAACTATTCAGATACAGAGTTAAAAGAAATTTTAGGCAGCATGATCATTATTGTGGATACGAGAGAACAGAAGAATCAACATGTTCTTGATTATCTTCGCAAAAAGAACGTATCAATCAAATTCAAAGGAATGAAGACGGGCGACTATTCCGCAATGATTCCCAAGAATGAGGCATACGGGATCAATAGAGATATGTATTTAAACGCTGCTATCGAAAGGAAAAATGGAGTTGACGAGCTTGTTCAATCCATTAAGGATCGTTCCAGGTTTGAAAATGAATTGATTCGTGCATCAAAAAACCCTTTCACTCTTCTTGTGGAAGACCTGGAAGGGTATCAAAAAATACTCAACGGAAAATATCGTTCAAAATATGAACCGAAATCGTTGTTAGGCAGCTTGAAAACATTTGAGGTTCGTTACAATTTCTCAACGGTTTTTATTAATCCAAGTGCGACCGGAAACTATATCTATCATCACTTTCATTACATGGCCCGTGAATTACTAAAGGGGGGCTTGATGTGAATGAATTAATGAAGGCCCTTTATCTTGAGCGAAAAAAGGATGAAATCAAAGCGCAGCTGCTTAAAATGGGATATTTTAAAACGCCTGATGGTCGGCAGTTGTATGAGCTTTCACTAGATGAATTAGACGAAATATTCAAAAAACAACTGATTGAAAGGGGAAAATAAAAATGGCTTTTGTAGGTTTTGAAGAATCACACGAGGTGCGGCAGCTGGCTAAAAGTTTAATTGATGAACACCACCCACATTTAAAAGATGCGATTGAGCATATTGGGTTTTATATTCGAGAAGGCAGCAGCAAATGGGCGGGGAAAGCGAAAAAATGCACGGCTTTTGAACGCCATATGACCGATTATATGCTTTTCGTATTTGTAAATAAGGAAGCCTGGAAGGCAATGAACAAGAAACAGCGTGCCGCCCTGGTCGATCATGAACTTTGTCATTTTACACGTACCAAAACGGAAGAACCTGACCCGAAAGATGCGAGGAATTGGATTACTGTGTACGGGCCCGCCGATGATCCTGACAGCTGGGGAATACGAGAGCATGATGTGGAGGAGTTTTCCGAAATCATTGAACGTCATGGTCTTTGGGATACGGGTATTGAATCATTCGCCGCAGTTGTGCGGGAGGCTGATCACCAAATGAATATTGATGATGTGAACAGAGAACAACGAATTCAGAGGGTGAAATAGTGGAACATAACGAGATCAAAGAAGATAAGGAATTGATTCGATTAAAAAGAAAGATAGATCGGCTCATATCAAAATGTGATAGAAAAGGCTATGAATTTATTGATTTTGAAATTGGAACAATTAGAAGAATTGCTCATGCGAAAAGTATGAATGAACTCAATTACTTAGTATTAATGTCTATTCAAATGATATTTGATAATCACAAAATCAGATAATGTTAATGATATCAGGAAGGTGAAGAAATGAAGCACGAATTGAGACTTGGAGACATACTAGAAGATTTTTGCGGTGGAGAAAGTATGGGGAAGTATTTGGTTGCAAAGTTATACTTTGGGCCAGTGTTCGGATATAAATACGCATTAGTCAGGCTAGATGGTGAAGGTGTTGCAAATGGATTTCATGATAATTTACAAGGATTGCAAGATCACCCGTATTTCGGAACAATGGTGCATGTGAAAGAATTTGGGGGAACGAAATGAGAAATCGTCTATTTATCTTTTATATCGTGTTTGGATCGGTTTCTGTTTTGGCTGTTATGAATATGAATTAAGGAGGCAATGAAAGACTTGAGATTACAAGACATTCCAAGTAAAATTATAAATATTGAGAATTTAGACAAAAAGGAGCCTTTCGTTTTAGTTTTTTCTGATGGCGTATTGAAATATACACAATTACCGCCGCATGGTGAAACGAAAATTGTCACTCATAATAACAAAGTGACTCGATTGCTTTTTAACGAAGGCGAACTATTTGAATAAAACCGTTCTACCGGAAAGCCGGGGGCACTGATCATGACAGCATAGCGCTGTTTGGTTGGTGTCCCTTTTTTATATTCAGAAATGAAGAAAACGAGGTGTAAATCTATGTCTAAAAAAAGAACTGACGTTCCTAAGAACAAATGTACCCAAAATCGCACACAGGAGCTTTCATATGAAGAGATAAAGGAGCTCATGGGCATTTACCGCCCAACATATAAAAGAAGCCGTGGCGGGGCGTTAAAAAGCAAATAAAGGGGGATGATATTTTATGTTGGGTGAACCACCTGTAATAGATAAGAAAGAGACGAGAAAAAGAGTCGAAAGGATTCTCGACAACTATCGTTTGTATCTTCTTCAAGTTCCCGATGACATGCTGCCTAAAATAACAGCCGGATTTAGTATCGTTCCGCCAGCTGCGACGAATGCTTTTCATTCTTCTACAGAGAGTACGGCCATAAAACGTATTGAGTGGGAGCAAAAACGAAATGCATATCTTGAGAGAGTGCAAAAGGCTGTCAATCGTCTTCCGTATAACGAGAGACAAATAATCATTAAACGTTACATGCAGCAAGAACCCGTTTTCGATTACCAGGTTTACAATGAAATCGGCATGAGCGCAAGGTCGTATACAAGGTTAAAAGCAAAGACTTTCATAGACCTGGCTTTCGCTCTCAACGAAGTTGTATTTAAAGCACCTGTTTAGAGGTGTTTTTATTTTTGCTTTTTATTGGCCTATAACTGGTGAATTTTTGGCCTTATGTTTGCGCAGCATGACAGAAAAAAGGTTGTAATATTGTATTATGCGATAGATTGAGAACGGCTTCCGAAGGAGGTCGTTTTTTTTCATTCACTAAACTTAAAAAGGAGTTGATAGATTATGGCGTCAGGATTTGGAGTGTCGGCGAACCCGACAAAAGCCAATCACAAAATTGGAGAGGATAAGGTCGTACGAATTGCGGTACAAAACCACAATGACTTTATTGCTGGTCCAAACCTTATTCCGCAGAGAAAGGTCAATGGAAAGTGGGAAACGATTAAAACGAACAGCCCAAACCCACTCAACCCAGGTGAAAAACTTTATGATCAATTTGACATCAAGGAATCATTTGGAAACAAAAAAGGAACATATCGCTTTAAGGTGGATGCTGAACGATATGACAAGCAGGGCAACCATGTTGAAACAATCGGTACATTCTTCACATCTGAATTTTATATTAAGTAATTGATTGAAGCACCGTCTTTCGTGGCGGTGTTTTTCTGTTTTATCTAAAGCGTCCCTGTCTGTTTACAAAATCAATGGCGGCTAACAAACAGGGGCGGCTTAGATCAAATAAAAAAGGAGAGTGTGGACTTATGAAATCGGGCTATGTGGTCTTAACGGATTATGATTGCGATCCCTTCATTTTGTATTATGGAGATTTTTCAGAGGCGAAAAAAGAATTTGACCGAAGAACTAACAACAAAAATGAAAACAGCTTTAACATACATCTTTGTCAAACGCTTGAGTCTTTTACTAGTGAAGGTAATAAGTGATGCCCTTGAAACGTTGTAACGTTCCCGCCTGCCGGGAATATATAGACTGGACTAAACGTTATTGCACAAAGCACCAGGGCTATGCTGATAAGCAATACAACAAAGATGTGAGATTCAACAAACAGAATGAAGCGCATTACAAATACTATCAAAGCAGAGAATGGAAATTACTTAGAGAAGCAAAGAAGCGTGAGAGTCATTACAGATGTGCTGTATGTGCCGCAGAAGGACGTGTAAACATGTCCAATAGGTTAGTGGTCCATCATAAGCATAAAGAGCTTAGAGAGGTATTCCATGACGATATAGAGCGCACTGATTTAAACAACCTTGAAGTGCTTTGTCAGTTTCATCATAACCAGGTGACATTTAAGAAGTGAAGACATTTTCATTTAATTTATTTTGATTTAAGTCCCCCCGACAATGAACGGGGTGGGCTTTTTTGATTCCTGGAAATCGGCGTCCCCTCAACTTTAAAAAAAGTGTTGGAATGGAGTTTTGATTTTTCCCGTTTATTGCGGTTTTTCACTCATTCATAAAATGGCTTGATCCTTTACAGGTCTTGAGATAGAGCGGAATTACTCATTTGTTTGATTGCCTAAAATTAATAGGTTGGATTTTGCTGAAAGGTGGTGGTTTTTATTGGCGAGAAGAAAACAATTGACGGACACATTAAAAGGGCAAATATCAAACGAAGAACGAGAGCAGCGGCAGCAGCATGAAGAAAAATTGAAAGGCATATCGCCATTGAAAGAGAACCCGCCTTATTGGCTGTCAACAATGGCAAAAAACGAATGGATCAGAATTTACCCGCATATTATCGAGCTGCCAATATCGGAATTGGACCGCACTTTGTTGGCTATGTACTGTAATAGTTACGCACAGTATCGACAGGCATTAGAAGATGTGGCAACAGAGGGACAAGTCGTTTTTGAAGTGAATAGTAAGGGGTTTGAAGTGAAAAAGAAAAACCCGTCTATTGAAATCATGATGCAAATGTCGAAAGAGATTCGAGCCATTGCAGGGCAACTTGGTCTTGCGCTTGATGCTCGATTACGTCTAGTTGGCTTAGGTGATGACAGCGAAGAAGACGATATTTTTGAGGCAATGAGGCAGGATGACGACGATTAAAAAAGACCCCGGTACTCTTTACGCTGAAAAAGTAGTAAACGGGGAAATTGTAGCAAGTAAAAAAGTCATCCAGGCTTGTAAAAGACATTTGCGGGATCTTGAAAAATCAAAAGACCCTAACTATCCATACGAGTACAAGCCGAAAAAAGGGGCGAAGGTTGTAAAGTTTCTTGAAATGCTGCCGGATATTTCAACGGGAAAACCTACGTCATTAGCACTCTTTCAAAAATTCATTGTTTATATGATATTTGCCTGGCGAGACAAAGAAACAGGATATAGACGATTTACAAAAGCATATATCAGCATGGCACGTAAAGGCGGTAAATCCGTTCTTGTGGCGGGTATAGCTTTATATGAATTGCTTTTCGGTGATGCGCCTAGATACGATCGACAGATTTACACGACGGCAAACTCTCGTAAACAAGCAAAAGCGGTTTTTAACATGATTGTCATGCAACTTAAAAAGTTGCGGAAGAAATCAAAACAAATTAAGAAAATGACCAAGATCATTCAAAATGAAATTCGTTTTTTGCTAGAGGATAGCATCATCATGCCGTTATCTCGTGATACAGATAACCTTGACGGGTTAAATGTATTAATTGGCATTCTTGATGAGTTTCACACAGCTATAAATACAAAAATGATTGAGGTTTTAGAGTCTTCACAAGGTCAGCAAGACCAGGGGCTTATCTTGATCATTAGTACAGCGGGTTTTAAATTAAATGGTCCTATGTATGCAAAAGAATATCCGTATGTAACGGATATATTGAGCGGAAAGAAAGAGAATGAAAACTATTTTGCCGTTGTCTATGAGCAAGATGACGAAAAAGAGATAAGCGACGAAAGCACTTGGATAAAAAGCAACCCGTTGCTTGAAGTTGAAAGTATGAAAAAGAAATTGCTCAAGAATTTACGCAAAAAATTGAAAGAAGCCCAGGAAAAAGATGATTTGAATGGAACGCTCGTTAAAAACTTTAATTTATGGCGTTCTGCTTCGTCTGATAGTTTGCTTAATGGTGACGATTGGAAAGATTGCGCCATTGAGGAGAAGCCAGATATATACGGGAAGCCTGTTTATATCGGTGTGGATTTGTCCAGGTCGGAAGATTTATCTTCACTCGGTTTTATTTATCCTTTAGAGGATGCCGAGGAAAACTTTTATGTTGATAGTCATTCATTTGTCGGGCGTAAAGGCGGTTTAGAAAACAAGATACAGCGTGACAAAATTGACTACAAGCGGCTTGAGCAAGAAGGGTATTGCACAATAACAGACAAAGAGTCCGGGATCATTAATTTACAACAGGTGATTGACTACATGGTCGATCATATAACGAAATATGATTTGCAAGTGAAGGGCATCTTTTATGATCCATATAACATTTCATTGTTTTTAAATGAAATTGAAAAATACGGCTACCCTGCTTTTGAAGTAAGGCAAGGGGTAAGGACGTTATCAGAGCCAACGAAAAACTTTAGACTCAACGTCATGGATCAGCGTCTCCTGCATACAAACAACCCATTACTCAACCTGGCAATTAACAACGCCATTTTGAAAAAGGTAAATGACACGGTGCAGATCGACAAGGATTTGAACCGGGAAAAAATTGACCCAATCGCTGCCGTAATGAATGCATATACAGAAGCAATGTACCATTACGAGCAAAACGAAACAGATTGGGACGCCTACTATCAAAGTGAAGACTTTGGACTATAGAAGGAGGGGAAAGAGTGCCAAAACAATTTAATCATCTAATTTTAGGAGTATGGCGGTTCTTCATATCGAACCTTCATACTCTTTTGTTTTTGTTGGGGCTAATCCTTATCAATACCGCCGTTTATATGGTTGGTTTGATTTTGGGGATTGCAGCTAGTGGTGTTTTGCTAGTCTTTGTCGCCATTCTTCTCAACCATGAAACAGAAAGGGGGTAGAAGAATTTGGCGTTCTTTAGATCAATCAATCAACAAAGCACAGGACAAAGAGAATTTAACGAAATTTTGGTGGGCTTAGATGGTTTAAGCTATGTGCCGGCAACAGCAGTTAAAAATAGTGATGTGTTCACAGCGGTTCATGTCTTGTCGTCAGACATAGCAGCAAGTCCAATCATGATTAGAAACGAAGGAATAGAAGAAAAGGATAGTGACTTGTTTCAGCTTATCAACGAGCGCCCGAACGAATATTACTCGGGGTACTCATTCAAATATATTCTTGTTGCCAATGCGCTTTTAAACGGTCAATCGTTTGCTTATATCAAACGGGATAAAGACGGCACGCCCTGGGAGCTTATTCACATGTTAAATAGTGAAGTCTCGGTTGATCAAATAAAGGGAAGGAACGATATTGTTTACCGTTATTACCCTTCTGACGGAAAAGAAACTATTTTGAAACCGTCTGACGTGCTGCATATCAAATTTTCCTCACTGGATGGGGTAAACGGAAAGAGCCTCTTATCATGTCTCAAGCATGAACTTGAAAGCCAGGAGGCGGGGAAAAGGCTTGTCACGGACTTTTTTAGACGTGGCACAAATTTGAGCGGCATTGTAAACCTGAAAAAAGGCATACCGTCACCCGAAGCAAGAGAAAACCTCCGTAAAGAATTTGAGAAGGTCAATTCCGGCGCTAGGAATCAACAAAGAATAGCGGTCTTGAGCGAAAACGAAGAATTTAAGCAGCTTGAAATCAGTACGAAGGTTCTTGAGATCGTCAACAACTACACGCATTCAACCAAACAAATTGCGAAAGTGTTCGGGCTGCCGCCTCATAAATTGGGAATCGAGCAAGTGAATACTTCCCTTGAGCAAGCGAACCTGGATTATTTGACAAATACACTTTCAAATTACTTTGCTGCCATTACAGCGGAGTTAAATTTCAAAATGCTTTTTTACCCGGAAAGCAGGACCAAACGTTTTCAGTTTGACGCAAGAAGATTTAAGGAAACAGACGCTAAAACAAAGCGTGAAAATGTCATTGCTTTGTTGCAAAACGGCATTTACTCACAGAATGATGCGTTAGCAGAATACGGAATCGCGCCTATTGAAAATGGAGATAGGCGCTTTATGAGTTTGAACTATGTGGATGTTGACATTATGGACGAAATCCAAAAAGCGAAGGCGAAGGGGCTTCCGATTCCTACGGTCGATAAAGGGGGTGATGATATTGGAGAAGGAGATTAGAGCCATTCAGGAAGGTTCGCTAAAGGCGACAGAAGAAACCGATAAAGGCAGGATGATCACAGGCTACGCATTGAAATTTGGTACACGTAGCCACAACCTGGGCGGCTTCATAGAAACGATTGAAAAAAGAGCGCTGCAAAATGCTGATATGTCAGATGTAAGGGCGCTTATTGACCACGATCCGTCAAAGATTCTAGGAAGAACCAAAGCCGGAACATTGAAATTATCTGTGGATGACATTGGCTTGCGGTTTGAATTGTCTTTACCTAACACGCAATACGCTAATGATTTATACGAAAACTTGAGACTTGGCAACGTTTCAAATTGTTCATTCGGCTTTCATCTTGCCAAAAATGGCGACAGCTTTAAACGAGACGATAAGACGGGGCTTCCATTGCGGAGTTTAAACAACATTTCCCGAATTACTGATGTTTCTATCGTCACTTATCCGGCATATGAAGACACAGATGTTTCGATCGCCCAACGGCATTTAAAGCAGCATCAAAGCAGCCATTTAGAAAAAGAGAAAATCAAGTTAGAGCTTGACCTAATTAAATTAAGTCTTTAGAAAGCACTCGTACATTGCGGGTGCTTATTTTATTTGGAAAAGGAGCATGAACATGTTAAAAGAGAAAATCCAGGAATTACGTTCAGAGATCACAAAAAAACAAACGGCTATCAATACAAAAATCAAAGAAGCGCAGAAGCGGGCTGAAGAAGATAACCTTGAAGAAGCAAAAACGATTAAAGATGAAATCACTTCTTTAAAAGCAGAGATTGAGACAATGACAGAAAAATTAAAAGAGCTAGAAGAACTAGCAGGGATCGAACAAGTAGAAGTGACAGAAGGAGAAGAAAGATCGTTTAATCCACGGGGCCCAAAAGTGAATCTTCCAAACGAAATCGAAGAAATTCGTAGCAAAGTAAACGACTATATCCGTTCGTATGGTCAAACTCGTGATGGGCTAAAAACTATTGATGCAGAGCCGATTATTCCAGTTGAAATTTTAACAACGCCGCAGCGTGAACCCGAAGATGTGGTTGATTTGGCTTCAATGGTTAATAAAAAGGCAGTAAAAACAGCTAGTGGAACATACCCGGTTATTGCAAACGCAAAGGTTGGACTTGTATCTGTAGCGGAACTTGAGAAAAACCCGGAGCTTGGTAAACCCGAATTCAAAAAGGTACGTTATGACGTTGAAACGTATCGTGGAGAGCTTCCGATTTCTCAAGAATCAATTGATGATGCTGGCGTAGATTTAACGTCTTTAGTTGCTGAATTCTTGCAACAAACAAAGCTAATCACAACTAACAGAGCAGTAGCAGCGGTTATTAAAACATTTACAAAGAAAACAGTTGCAGACACGGATGGCATTAAGCAAATTTTAAATGTTGATTTGAAACAGGCGTACAAACGTAATATTGTTGCAACTGCTTCTGCTTTCCAACATCTTGACACATTAAAAGATAAAAACGGACAGTACATTTTACAACAAAGCATTGCTTCACCTTCTGGAAAAACATTGTTTGGTAATTCAATTACTGTAATGGATGATGAGGTTTTAGGCTCAAAAGCTGGTGATATGATGATGTTTATTGGTGACTTAAAAGCATCCATCTTTTTTGCTGATAGAGTGGACGTTACTGCAAAATGGGTTGAAAACTCTGTCTATGGACAAGTGTTATCAATTGCGACCCGTTTTGACGTTCAAAAAGCTGATGAAAAAGCCGGGTTCTTCGTTACGATCAAGCCGCCAGTTGAAACAGGCGCTACAGAATAGGAGTGAAGAAATATGACCCTTGAAGAATTAAAACATGCTTTAAGGATCACTCATGACCTGGATGACAAAATGCTAGAAACCATAAAAGCAGCGGCAGAAAAATTTATAAAAGATAGCGTCACCTTATCGAAAGAGAGGGACGCTTTTTTTATTGATAATCCTTGTTTTGATGATGCGGTCATGATGCTTTGCGGTCATAGGTACGAAAACCGATCAGCGGTTTCAAACAAGAATTTACAAGAAGTTCCGTTCGGCGTTATGTCGTACATTCAACAATTTAAAGGAGAATACCCTTCATGGACTATGGACGATTAAATACGCCGATATCTTTCGTTAAAAAGTCAAATACGAAAGACCCTATATCCAGGGAGAACACGACCACATTAGAAAGACTTTTCACCACCTGGGCGGAACGGCGAGATCAAAAATTAAGAGAGAAGCTATCAACAGCCGGAACGGTTTTAGAGGATAGTTTGACCTATGTTATTCGCTATCAACAAGTATCAACCATTTCCAACGCTATGCACGTACAGGACCACTTGACCAACGAGCTTTATCAAGTCATTGATATTCTGCCAAACGAGCAGGACAAAGACTTGATCAATGTCTTTGTAAAGAAGGTGAGTTGATGGCGCTTGAAGCTAATGGTTTAGAAGAAACATATAAAGCCATTGAAAAGATGGCTCGTCAAAACATAAAAGCGGAAAAGGCTGCCGTTCTTGCAGGAGCACAAGTGATGGCGGATGGCTTGGAAAAGAACACGCCATTTGATAGCGATAGCGGCAACAAGAAGCATTTAAAATCAGATGTTTTCTATTCCAAACCAAGAGAGGACGGGGAAATATATTCAACCGTTGGCTATGGTAAGGAAACGGCTTATAGGCTGCATTTTACTAACTTCGGAACGATCAAGCAGCGCCCGCAAAGTTTCATAGAGCGCACGATCAACGAGTATGAACAACTCGTTTTATCGAAAATGCAAAGTGTTTATAGGGGGTTGCTCGGGCTATGATGCTGCCAATCCAAGAAGTAGAAATGATTTTGACAGAATCAGCCGATCTGACAAGCTACGTGCCGGATGAAAAAGTCTTTCTTGTGGACGTCCCGGAAACAGAGCAAAAAGTAAACCAAGCCCCAATGATCCGTATTAATGAGCTTGAAAGCTATCGTAATGCGTATGAGGATGATCAAGCGACAGGCATAAGCGTTGATATACAAATAGATTTATGGACCGGGACAATCAAGGAAGCACAAGAAATACAACCGATTATTGACCGTTTGATGGCTTCGGCTGACTATCAACAATACGCTTCCGCCTTTGATAAAGACCCGGATATACAACTGTACAGATATGCACGAAGGTACAGAGCAAATAAAGAAATAGAAATCAGTTTTTCATAGAGAGGATGAAATAAATGGCTACAACAGGATTGAGAGATATTCAAGTCGGCGTTTTTGAGGATGACGCCGCCAAAGAAGCAACCGAAGTAATAAAAGTACCTGGGGCAATTGAATCAAAACTAGAACCAAGCTCGGAAATTGCCGTTCTTTACGGGGATGATGGGGTATTTGATCAAGAAGGATCGGGCGTAGGTGAAGCAAAGTTAGAAATTGGCGTGGCTGATCTTACAACAGAAATGAAAAATAAATTGCTAGGTGCTGAAACAATCGGCGGTTGGCTTGAGACATATGGAAAAGATACTGATCCGCCTTTCGTTGCTGTCACATTCCGGCAGAAAACAAAGGGCGGTTTTTGGTATGTTGCGCTTTTGAGGGGAAAATTCGGTATTCCATCCACAGAAGGTAAAACAAAAGAGGATAAAGTCGAATTTATCACGCCAACTATTGAGGGACAATTCATGCCCCGTAAATCTGATGGCTTAACCTATGTCATGGCGCATAGTGCAAGCCCTGGATTCACTGAAAAGGGGTTCTATGATTTTGTCTTTAAAGGGATCACCCCTAGCACTGATGGCGACAACGGAACAGCGGAAGCGCCATCAACCACCACAACAAAAAAATAGTGTTTTCTGATAGCCAGGTAATTTATTTTACCTGGTTAAACTGGATTCATTAAAAAATATACGAGGTGTTTAATATGTTGAAATTAACAATGATTGATGCACAAACAAAAGAAGAAAAAACGTACACAAAAGATATGCCGTCAGCTCGTCAATTAAGACGTGCGCTTGAATTGCAAGCTCAAGCAGAACAAGAGGAAATTGAAGGTACTACAATGCTTGATGAAATGATCACATATGTTGTGGATGTATTTGGGAAGCAATTTACCTATGATGACTTTTTGGACAACATTCCGTCTGACGAAACATTTCAAATCATTGCTGATGTAATGATGCAAGTGACAGGACAAAAAAAGGGAAACGACGGCTTGAAAAAGAAAGCGGTGAAAGCACAGAAATAGAGCATTTAGAAACGTGGCAAGATTACCTAGATTCATTAGATGACATATACGAAGATTTGATGAAAGAAGGGTACAAGTATCACGAAATAGACAACATGGACTTGAACGGATTTTTGCGTCTTGCGAATCGAAAAGGACAAAGCGAGGGCAGCGTTCCAATAGATCAGATTTTAAAACCAGGGGGCTTTTAAGCCTTCTTTTATTTTTGAGGAAAGGAGGTAAACACATATGGCAACGGAAGGGCGTCCGATAGGCTCTTTAGTCGTTAATACGACGTTAGATAGTACAGGGTTTGACAAAGGCGTCACAGCCTTGAGGCAGCAGCTTAAAACGGCACAGTCTGCAACCAAAGCAACCGCAGCCGAATTTAAAGCATTAGATGACAAGCTCGGCGAAAGTAAAAGTAAGGTGTCGGGTTTATCAGATCAATTAAAGATTCAAGAAAGAATCGTAGACTCTTATCGTCAAGCATACGAAAAGCAAGTGGAGCAATACGGCGAGGGATCAACCCAGGCGCAGAAATACGCACAACGCTTAAACTCTCAAATAACAAGCTATCGCAACATGCAAAATGCTTTAAGGCTTGCACAAAGCCAAGTAGAGCGGCTTGAGCGTGCCGAATCAGAAGCAGCAAACAGCGCCGACGATTTAGCAACCAGTCATCAAAATGTATCTAATGATGTAACGGCAGCGGGTAAAGAGGTTTCCAAACTCTCAAGCATTTTAAAGGGCGGATTTGCTACGGCAGCGGTAGCGGGTACGGCAGCCATTGGAGCATTAACGGCAGCCGTTGGCACACTTGGCGCAAAAATGACGGCTGATATACAAGCCTCACAAGGGCGTTTAAGAGCGCAGCTAGGTTTGACGGGTGATGAAGCCAAAAGGCTCACAGGCATAGCAAAAGACGTGTGGTCACAGGGCTTCGGAGAGAATTTGGATGATGCCAGGAATGGTCTGTTTCAAATTAAACAAAATATCCGAGGCATTGCAGACAAGGACCTTACGGACGTAACTAAAAAAGCCCTGGTGCTTGCTGATGCTTTTGATTCAGAGGTTAACGAAGTGGCGAGAGCGGGCAACAACCTTATGAAAGGTTTTGGCGTGTCTGTGAGTGATGCGTTCGATTTAATGACGTATGGAGCGCAAAACGGATTGAATTTTTCCAATGAGATGTTCGATAACCTGTCCGAGTATTCAACGTTATTCGGAAAAATGGGTTATTCAGCGCAGGAATATTTTCAATTACTCGTCAATGGAACAAAAGCGGGCGTGTATAACCTGGACTACGTCAACGACGTCATGAAAGAGTTTCAAATTCGAGTCAAAGACGGCTCGAAATCGACTAATGAAGCAATGGCGAGTATGTCTAAACCGACACAAAAGGTATGGCAAGACTTTTTAAAAGGTAAAGGGACCGTCAAGGATGTATCAAACACCGTTTTAAAAGAGCTTAAAGGCATGAAAGACCAGGTGGACGCTAACAATATCGGCGTGGCTCTTTTCGGGACAAAATGGGAGGACTTAGAGGCTGACGCCATGTATGCCCTGGGCGGCATTGATGGGAAAATCGGTGACGTAAAGGGCAAAGCTGACGAAGCAGGGGCGGCATTGCAAGACAATCTAGGCACACGCTTTAAAAAGATCGGGCGTCAAGCACTGTCAGCGCTAGAGCCATTAGGAGGCGCAGCTGCTTCATTTCTTGAGAAGGCTTTTAATATTGCTGATCCGATCATGAAACAAATGTCCAGCGCTGGCAATACAGTAAAACAGGCAATGGCGGGTATTTGGGGCATATTGCAGGGGGAGGGAAGCGCTGAACGCTTAGAAGGTTACGGCATATTATCGCAGCTTTTCCCGCCTGGTGTGGTTGATATGATTGTAAGCACTACAGATACAGTAAAAGGCGTAATAGATACTATTAAAAATTCATTTAAGAGTATGCAGCCGACTTTCCAGGCAATAGGCGGCATTTTGATGAATGTATTTGTTACAATGGCGCCTATTGTAAAACAAGCCCTGGGCGGCATCTTGTCATTTATCGGACAGCTTGCCGCAGTGTGGGGAACATTTTGGAAAGAAAACGGCGGTGTCATTACACAAGCCTTACAAAATATATGGTCCGTTGTTCAATTTGTCATGCCCGCAATTATTGCCATTATCAAAAGCGTTTGGGGCAACATTAAAGGGGTTGTCATGGGCGCAATGCAAGTGATTCAAGGTGTCATAAAATTCTTCTCGGGTTTGTTAACGGGAGACTTCGGCAAGATGTGGGAAGGCATTAAAGATGTGTTTTTCGGCTCGATTAAAGCGATATGGAATTTTGTTCAGTTGTCTTTTTTCGGAAAGATTCTCGGGATTGCGAAATCACTAGGGAAAGGGCTATTAGGAATCTTCCCGAAAATGTGGTCTAGCATTGTCGGTTTCTTTAAAAACGGAGCTGCAAACACGGGGAAAATGGTCACTTGGCTTAAAGACAAAGCCGTTTCAATTGCAACAAGCATGAAAGACGGAATGGTTAAACGTTTTTGGGACATTGTAGACGCAGCCAAAAAATTACCGGGTAAAATCGGTAATGGAATTAAAAACATGGCATGGGAGGCGCTAAAAGGCGTCAAGGCATTAGCAAATAAAATGAATGACAAACTTTCCTTTGTTGTGAATGGTGTTATCGGTGGTGTTAACTGGGTTCTTGGTAAAGTAGGCGTGCCTAAAGAAAATCAAATACCGGAATGGACACCGCCAAAATACGCAAAAGGAACAGGTGGACACCCAGGGGGACCCGCCATTCTAGGCGATGGAGGAATGCAAGAACTGTTTATCACGCCTGGCGGTCAAATGGGGCTGTCTCCTTCAACTGACACAATGATGAACCTGCCAAAAGGCACGGAAGTATTATCAGGACCTAAAACGAAAGCGTTGTTTGATGGCGTGCCATTTTACAAAGATGGTACAGGCAAGGGCGGCAACTTCATTTCTAATCTTTTCGGCAAAGTAAAAGACCTGGTTCTTGATGTGTCTGACTTCATTACAAAGCCTAGCAAGCTATTGAATACATTGCTTCAAAAGATGGGGATCACGACCCCGAGCATGGCAGGCGGCTTTGGTCAGATCGTCAAAGGTAGCTTTTCTTTTATCAAGGACAAAGCGGTTTCCTTTATTAAAAACAAGATCAAAGACTTTGGTTTTGTTCCTGGTGAGGGAGGCAGCGCAGCGGTAAAAAAATGGGTGGCTCAAGCTATTTCAATTAAAGGCATTTCCCCATCTTTTTCAAAAGCACTTGAAACGATCGCTATGAAAGAGTCGGGCGGAAATCCTACAGTCGTAAATAATTGGGACAGTAACGCAAAAGCGGGGCATCCGTCACAAGGACTTATGCAGTTTATACCAAGCACATTTGCAGCAAACAAAGAACCGGGCTACGGAAATATTAAAAATCCTGTACACCAGGTTCTAGCGGCCATCAACTATTTGAATAGTCGGTATGGCGGAATTAACAAGCATCCTGGTTTAGTTAACATGAGAAAAGGCGGCAAGTACATTGGCTATGACAAAGGTGGTATCATTACCCGAAATCATACGGCAGAGGTCCACAAAGGGGAAATGATTTTACCTTTAAGGCAATTCCGCAGAAACCGAGCCATGCAGGTTCTTGCTCAAGCTAATCGAATGGTTGGCTATCAGCCCGAGCAGCCGGGGCAAGGATCAACAAACGTGATTGTTCAGAATGATAGTACAGAAGCTATTAAACAACTAGAAAACAAGTTTGATCAAATGATCGGCTTGTTGACACAGATCGCCATGAAAGACACCACGATTAATGTTGAGGGGCTAAACAAGTACAATATGGATTTACTCAAAAATAGGCAGCGAAGGGGAGGGTTTGCGACTTGAGCTATGAATTTTATACAGATTACGGGGAAGGGCTTCAATTGATCAGCGAGCGCCTTCCCTTTTTACGTTGCGTAAAATTTACGCCTGTGTCGGCTTCTATCGAACGTCAAACGGCGGTTGTGGCAAATAGACCAGGATTAAAACAAACGTCGAAAAAAGTCCGTTTCAAAGAAAGAAAAATCAAAGCACGATTTTATATTAAAGCAAAAAGCACGGATCAGTTTAATAGATACAGGGCGGCGCTCACAAGGGAGCTTGTAAGGGAAGAACCCTATTACATTAGTTGTTCTTTTTCGCCTGGTATACGCTACCTGGTAACGTGTGATGATGAAATCGAAATCGAAAAAGATGACGGGAAAAATTATAAAGAAGTTGATGTGGAATTTACCGCAGGGCTTGGGCTTGGCGAAACCGTCTTTAATACTGAAAAACCCTTGAATTTAAGTGGTGAAAATTTTCATATCGGCATGAATTTGCCGAGTCAAGACGATCTGAAATACCGTTTCACGTCCAAGACGTTCAAAGTCTATAACGCTTCTGATGTGACAATTGATCCGATTGACTTTGATTATAGCGTCACCATGTATTTAACTGGAAAGGACGTAAATATTCGTAATGATGCCACGAAAGAGGCGTTAACGATAAGGGGATCAGTTTCCAAAAAGCAAAAAATCATCATCACACGTCAATATGTCATGATTGATGGGAAAATGGCAGACACGTCTGGGCGCTTTCCGAGCTTGCGCCCTGGCTTTAATCCATTTGAGATCGAAGGCGCATCCAGTATTGATATGCGGTTTGTCATGCGCTTTTACTATAAGTAGGTGAAATGATGAATCAATTATTTGTACAGTCAAAGCACGATCCAACAAATAAAGTACCTTTGGAACATGTAGAACCCGAAGTCTCGGATAAATTAGACGGCACAAAGCAATTATCATTTCAGTGTTTACAAATGCCCGAAACTGAACTTGCTTTCGATATGCTTGTAAATGACAACATTTTGCTTATAGATGAGATCGAGCATAAAGCGCAACGGTACATTATTGTCGAAGATGAAAAGAAAACAGAAAACGGAGTGTCATTCCGAAATGTAGTGGCTGATCATATGTATATTGTTCGTCTGACATATAACCAGGTGGATGAAGAAATTAACGGAGAAATAGATATAGACACAGCGCTTAAACACGCTTTAAAAGGAAGCGGACTTTCCTTTACCGTCATGCCGGATGCTAAAGGATTGAAAGCCAAACTAGAAGGATTCGGCAAGAAAAAGTCGTTAGAGCTGATGAACGATCTTATATCGGCTTTTGTCGTGGAACTTGATGTAAACAATGATCATATTTACGTATTCAAAGAAATCAAAAAGCGGATCAGCTACAAGTTAGACACCAGGGCGAATATGAATACGATTAGTGTTAAAAGCAGCTTGTCCGAGTCTTACACACGAATAAAGGGTTATGGAAAGGTGAAGGAAGAAAAGGACACAGCAAGCGAGGAAACAAAAAGCTATGATAGTAAATCGGCGAAATGGAAAACAAACAGTGATTTAAACGCCATGTATACGGAGGACGTTGGACAAACGTTCTCTTTTACGTTTAAAGGGACAGGCTTCAGCGTGAAGCTGATCAAAGAAAAATTAGGCGGGAAAATCACGTTCAACATAGATAAAAAGACAAACAAAACATTCAGCACGTACAAAGACACAGGCAAAGAAAGTCATGTGGTTGAAACGGTTGATGTGATCCGAGGTCTTGAGGATAAAGAGCATACGGTCGTTGCAACGTTTAAGGGAAAGGACAGCAAAAACCCGAACACGAAAAAAATGAAAACGGGTTTCCGGGTGAGCGTGCCTAACGGGAATTTCATTGGACTTTATCGGACCTTTAAAAATGATGAAAAGTACATGTTCCCACCTGTGACATACATTCACCCGGACGAAAAACTTTTTCTTGTAGATGGTCGCCCGAGAGTAGCGGAAACAGTTTACGAGGATTCCATTTCAAAAAAAGAGGACATGGAAAAACTTCTAAAAGAGAAGGTTGACCCTTATCCGAAATTGACTATCGAATTGGATTTTGAAAAAGTGTATGATCCGAAGCTCGAAGCGATTGAGGACAACATTTGTAAAGGCGCTATTGTTCCAGTCATTGCAGATACAGCATACGGCATCCTGTTTGAAGGAGAGGTAAGGGTACAGGAAATCAAATACAACCCTCTCAATTTGGACATGAAGCCATCTGTCACGCTGACGAATTATCGTAAAGACATTATTGACTATCAACTAGAAAAAGATGTTGAGATGAAAAGGCAGCGGAATTTAATCAAGAAGGAAATAGCAGAAATGCTTGAGGCTCAAAGGAGCATAGCAAGCAGCACGCAAAGCCAATTGAATAATATCAATACAAAGGTTTCCCAGGATTTGAGCTTGTCATATTCAAGCGTTACGAAAACCTGGTCAATTGATGATAGCAGCGTTGACGGTGCGGAAATTGATGAGATAGGGAACACTATTGATATTGATGTTGGGATCGACATAAAACCGAAAAGCCCCAGGGCGGGCGTTGATTTTGATTTAAGTCTAAAGGGAATCACGGCAGGCGTAACCGTTGATACGACCAACCCAAGCGGCATGAATATTATGCTTGCTAAAGACGGTCAAAGGATCAGCCCAACGGCTGCCGATATACCAAACAGCGCACAAATTAATATTTCATTTTACTTAGATAGCTGACGGGAAAACGTCGGCTATTTTTTATGAAAGGAGCTGATAACATGGGAAGATTCAGCTTGTTAAAAGTATTCAAAATCGGAAAAAAATGCAGAGTTTGAAGATAATCTATCGCAAAATGCACGTTCCACAGAAAACGCATTGAATCAACTAGATATTGAAATTAAGGAACACAAAGCAAGCGAAAAAGCTCACGAAGCGGCAAACATCATCCACAGAGGGAAAAGCGTGGCGCATTGGCTAAATAGTTATTGGTCGCGGCTTGTAAATCTGATCGTCAATCATGACGGAAACGATATAAAAGAGGTTGTGGACGGGAGGGTTTCGCTTGATGCGACCATTCATCCGACTTTAAATGATCGTCTTGAATATGACTTCGATCAATTTGAAAAGAAAGTCAATGACATGCTTTCGATTGTGTCTTTGCAGCCGTTTTTAAACAAATACGGCAACTTCACAAAGGCGTTACAAGCAGCACTAGAATTATCAAAGGATCGTCCCATTTGGCTTTATATTCCCCCTGGAGGCTATACCCTGCGTGAACGGGTGAGGATTTATAAAAACACTCATATCACTTTACAAGCAGGGGCAACGATCAAGCGTGGATTTGTTGGCAGCATGTTTGTAAATGGTGATTCCACAGAGAGTTTCACCGGATATAACGGCCACGGAAAATTGATCATTGACGGACAAGGAACAATTGACAGCATGGGGCATGAAATCAAAGAGCAGTGTTCTATTTTCGGCTTTGCTCACGCATCCGGCATTATCATGCGAGATATTACCTTGAGAAATGTTTGTGGTGGGCACGCCTTTGACTGTGCCGGAAATGAAAACGTGCTGATCGACAATGTGACTTTCGAAGGGTTTGCGGACTATGTAGGAGACAGATGGTTCTCCGCAGCGGTTCAAGTTGATTTGATGCGTTCCTCTAGTAACTTCGGCGCATTCGGCGCTTATGATCATACACCGACACGTAATCTTACTATGCAGAATTGCACGGTTAGAAAATCAGCAGAGCTTGGGGGCTATCCTAGAGCGATTGATTCACATACAAGCACTGACGGCGTTCTATACTCGGGCATAAGGTTTATTAACAATAAGGTCTATGATTGCACAGAATGGGCGGTGTCGGGCAACAAATGGCAAGATGTGTTTGTTGATGGAAACACATTCGAAAACTGTTCCGGCGGCGTTAGAACGTTATTGCCGAGTGTTGATAGTGTCTATACACAAGACAAAGATGGCAACCAAACGGGAAGAGTCAATAAGACAAAGCGTCACACAATCACAAACAACAAATTTATAAATATGACGGTTGATCATGCGATTCAGGTTTATGGCCGTAAAGGGTATCAAACCATTGATCAAGTGGTTATTAAGGCCAATCAAATTGACGGTACAACGAGACATGGAATTCATGTTTCTGACGTCAAACATTTTGTTATTGATGATAACAACATGGAGAACATTGGACACCACGGCGTACTGATTACCCGCAGCACTCGGGGGAAGGTCCATCACAACACAGGGCGAGACATCCAGGGTAACGGCGTGCGGATTGAGGAAGGAAGTTGCGATTTTGTTTCTGTGGATGATAACACGCTAGAAGAGATCGGTTTCTCGGGTATATCTGTTTCAGGTGATTCGGAATATGTACAGGTAGATAAAAACACAATTATGAATGCGGGCAAGCGAGGGGATGAATACGACTTTATTTTGCTTATGGATGGCGTCAAAAATAGTGCTGTCCGCAACAACACAGCAACCGGGAAAACAGGTCGACACGGTATGTATTTAACAAGTAAATGTTCAGCTATTCAGCATTACGGCAACCGATTAAAAGGAGCCGGAAAAGTATCATCATTAAACGATAATAGCGTTGATCCAATACGTACAGTCGAAAATATTACTTGAGGGGGGAAATCATGACGAATCAACTTTTTAAAAATGGCGTGCTGCCTTTCGTGGTTGACGCCTATGATCAAAGCGTGTACGATTCAAAAATTGTTTTCTCAACCCAGGATATAGGCACAGCAAAGCTAGTATTTCAAATGCGTAAAGATGGTGTGCCACTTCCGTTGTCAGCGGTTGACGGAAAACTCGTACTATCATTCAACACCGGATCCAAGAACGTTCGGAATATCACACTTGTTGATAAAGTCGAAGGGATTGCCGAATACGTTCTTGATAATGACGAAATTAAGTTATACGGCAAGGTTCGAGCGTCCTTGAATTTGTATTATCGTAACGGACAAGCCTTGTCCATTCACGAATTTACATTTGAAATTCAGCGTAACTTAATTGACCAGGACATTGCACCAGCGGCGGAATTTTATATTGATGATTTTCAATCGTTGAAACAACAAATAGAACGCATGGCGGCGGAGCTTGAAGCGGATATAAAAAAGCGCACTGATTTAATGCAAGGAAACATTGACGAGATCACGAAAGAGCTTCAAGAGCAGCTTGACAGAATGAAAGAGAAACTTGACGATCTCGAAGCACTTGAAACAAAAGAAGGCGCAAAAGCTAAAGTAACCGAAGCGCTTGCAGCTGCTAAAAAATATACGGAGGATTACGCAGAGACACCCGCCGGAGCATTGAAAATGGCTAAAGACCTGGTTGTGGGTTTTCAACAAAAGAAAATTACAACTGATTCAGGTATGCCATTGATTTCAATTAAAGACACGTCCGTTAGCATTCTTGACTCTGTCATCAATAATGGGCTAGGACAAGGAACGTTTTATGCTATAGCAGGTTCAAAAGACCTGCCGAATCACCGTTCTTTTAGAGGGTTCTTCCACATGACAGATGCATCCAGCGGGAAAGCTACTTTCGGCTGGGTGTACGCAACTGATTATATCAACAATATCTATACAAATTACCTTAACAATAACGTGTGGAGTGGTTGGTCAAGGATTTCAAACCATAACATGCTTTCTGAAGACGGAAAAGGTCAATTGTTGCCGAATGGTACGGACATTTTAACGCTGCCGTCCGGCTACTACTATGCAGTAGGCACAAACGTAGTCAACATGCCAAGCAAAACAGATTCGTCTTGGTTTAATATCTACGTCATTGACAATAGCAACAACCGAAAAACTTTTCACGTAATACGTAGTGCTGATAACCTTCATTGGTGGGGAACGACTCACACTGACGGATCGTTCAAAGGTTGGGAACGAATGTTAACGGAAAAAGATTTAAGCAGCACCTGGAACCAAGTCACTTTTGTAACTGGAACAACAAAACATTTTTCTAGTAACCCCCTTCTATTCTCAATACGCTTAAACTCTTTACATCTTAGAGGGTCTTTCGAGGGCATACCCGCGAACGATACAGTCATTGCCCGCTTTGCTCAAAAACCAACAGGGGAAACCGTTTTTGGGGGTACAACAGTTGGATCATACGGAGCAGCACGTTTGACGCTTGGTGTAGATGGTTCACTAAAGTTCAATGGGTTGAATGCGAACGATAATTCAAAAGTAACACGTATTGAGTTAAACGAAGAAATTCCATTGTGGTAAAGGAGTGATTGACAATGCAAATTTTCTACTATGACGAAAATTTTATGTACATGGGTGAAGATGTCATAAGTGATTATGACGAGCTGCCTAAGAACGCTACGGATGTACGCCCACAAGAAGGGTTATACTTGCCGAAATATAGCGAGAAAGAGAGAACATGGAGTGAATCAGCATCTAAAGAGTATATAGAGAGCTTACAACCAAAGCCAGAGCCGTCAGAAATGGAGATCATGCAGAAGGAAATAGCTGAACTTTATTACTTGCTTGCGGTAGGTGAAGCATCATGAATATTTGGTTTGAAAGAATCAAAGGTTTTTATGATAGAGAATTATGGACAAAAGAAATGGTATATAACACAGTAGCAGCGGGGAGAATCACCCCCGAACAATATGAGCAGATCACAGGTGAGCCATACAAGGTATAGGCTTATTTTTTATGGCGGGAGAAGGTGAGTGAAATGGAAATGGATATTGCACAGTATTTGATGACACAAGGACCCTTTGCGGTGTTGTTTTGTTGGGTGTTGTTTTACGTATTAAACACAACAAAGGAACGAGAAAACAAGCTCAATGAGCAAATAGACGCACAAAATGACGTTCTAGCAAAATTCAGTGAAAAATATGACGTTGTCATTGAGAAATTGGATCGTATCGAAAGAAACCAAAAATAATAAGAAAAGAGGAATTAATATGAAAAACTTTGACAAAGGCACGGTCGTTCGCACGGTGCTTCTTTTTATTGCACTAATCAATCAAGGACTTATCATGTTTGGCAAACCTGTTTTGCCGATCAGTGAGGACCAGGTAAACACATTAACAGAAACTTTATATCTTGCCTTCTCAATGGTTTTTACATTAGTGACAACCCTTGTCGCATGGTTCAAAAACAACTATGTGACATCTAAAGGGCAGCTTCAAAAAGAAGCGCTTCAACAAAAAGGATTAACAAAATAAGAGCTGCCCTAGGCGGCTTTTTTAAATACTAAAAAACAATTTTAAGGAGTAGATGAACAATGGTAAAAATCATTCAAGATTATATTTCAAAGAGCAATAAGAACCGCCCTGGCAATTATATGAAACCTTTATATATTACGGTTCATAACACGTCTAACACGTCAAAGGGCGCAGACGCAGCAAGTCACGCAGCTTTCGTGAAACGATCTAGTACAGCCGTTAGCTGGCATTTCACTGTGGACGAAAATGTGATCTATCAGCACTTACCACTAAACGAAAACGGATGGCACGCAGGAGACGGCAGAGGAACGGGAAATATGAAGTCAATTGGAATTGAAATTTGCGAAAATGCAGACGGCAATTTTGAGAAGGCAGTTGAGAACGCTCAATGGTTGATTCGCCAGTTAATGCAGGATCAAGGGATTCCATTGGCAAACGTTGTACCGCATAAGCATTGGAGCGGGAAAGAATGTCCCCGCAGGTTACTTAATCGCTGGGACAGCTTCAAAGCCGGGATCGCAGTTGCAAACACAAATAAAAAGCCGTCTGCTAAACCCACAAAAGCAACACCATCCAAAACAGCGGCTTCCAAGCCTGCTAAAAAGTCATACAACCTGCCTAATGGCATTTTAAAAGTTACAAAGCCTCTTACAAAGGGGGCAGGCGTAAAAGCTGTACAACAAGCCCTAGCGGCGGTTTACTACTACCCGGATAAAAAGGCAAAAAACAACGGTGTTGATGGGTATTACGGACCGAAAACAGCGGATGCGGTCAAGCGGTTCCAGCTTATGCATGGACTTGTTGCTGATGGCATCTACGGTCCAAAGACTAAAGCGAAGCTAGAAAAACTATTAAAATAAAAATCTATAGTCGTATGTCTATAGAATATTAAATTAGCCCCTGTCCTTTAAGGATGGGGGCTTTTTATTTGTGTTTCGCATTTACTAGAAGGAGTAAAGATTTAAAATAGTTTCCATAAAGAGTAATTCATCCTGATTTCTGTTAACAAAATAAGGAATAAAAGATTAATTGTGTTCAAAAATAATAAAAAATATACAAAACTTTTCCTAAATTTGCTAATGTTTTTTTAGGCCAATAAACACTTGCGGATGCATCTGCTTTTGAGGAGAATTTAAAATGAAAAAACAAATTATTGCAGGAACACTAGCGTTTACTACTTTATTCTCAATTGTATCACCGGTAACTTCTTTTGCAGCTGAGACCAAAACTTCAACAAATGTAGAAACTAAATTACAAAGAACTGTCTTACAAACAGCAGTTGAAATGGATGAACCTAAAGCAAGCACAAAAGGATTTAAAAAAGATGCTTTAGTATTTGCACTAAGACATGGCGGGCCTCTTGTAGGGAAACTGTTGGGGAATTTAAGTAAAAAGAATGGCGATCTAGTAATCAAGCACTCAAAAGCAATTGCAAACAAGCTAGATAAACTATCAAGAGAAATTGAAAAAACAATGATTGACTTTATGCACTTTGAGTTAGGTATACCAATCAGTGCTGCTCGTTCAATTGCTTGGGCCATTATGCAAGTTATTTAA